TCCAGGACTTGGGAACGAACGCAACTCTATTACAAAGGTCAGGTTTGGCCTTAACTCTTCCATATCCAAAGAATTTGGATAAGGCTTGGAGATAAGGTTCAGACCCAACAGAACAGACAACCCTCTTACTCACCTTAAGGTGAGGGAGGCTGTTCTTACGACTTGTAGTAGAAGTTGCACCGGAGGTAAATTTGATAAGTTTTGGGATATTCTCCATAAACCTATCAAACGGTCCGAGCAAAAGCTCGATATCGACCGCAGCCTTGTCTAGAATCTCCGCAAGCGAACGACTACGACCACCCCCAACCTCGAAGGTTGGAAGGTCGCCGTCTCGTTTGCAAAAGAGTTCGACAAGCCGACAGTTAGTATCCTTACAGGTGGACTCTGCCTTGAGAAAGGTCAGTTTCGCAGCCTGAAGGGCTAACAAATCGTCGGTAAAAGCTGCGTTCTTCTTAAAGAAGGCAGATATTTGGCGTAAAGCCTCGACCGTTCGCGGTTGTAGATACTCAGCAACCGCGCTTTCACCGAGAATAGATAATCGCCTAAAGTCCCGAGCTCGGATGAGCCCGGAGACTTTGTTAAAGGTAGATTGGTCTATCCATCCGGTATGCCAGACGTCAAGCGTATACGCACGAGCAATGTCGTACGTAATATTTGTAGCAGTCATTTAATGTACTCCTAAATATTAACGTATGTTAAAGGCACCTCACATGGGAAGTCCGCACTGAGCGAGAATTCCCTCTATACCGGTATTTTGGTATACCGTGAGAAGAAACAGAAGTGTAGCGATCTTTTCCTGTCGGAATTGACCGAGCACTTTCTTTACTGAGGCCACAGTTATTGCAGCTTCAGCTGTTTCTTGACCATATCCGTAAACTCGTCAGACGCGACAAAATCGCGAAAGTCGACCAGGATATTGTCGATCTCCGTGGATGTAGCCACAAGTGGCACATGCAGGAGAGCCTTTGCCGACAAGCGCTCGGTAACGGCAGCACCATCGCCGTCCACTAAACCGTGGACGACCTGGACTTCCGTCTCGTAAACGCTCTTATTTCCCGTAGCGAATCGCAACTTTCCAAGGACCAGGCGAGGAGCCTGAGCCGTGTGAGTCGCGGTGATCGCGTAGGTTGTAGAGCCTCCATTGCTGGATTGCTCTTCGATGCCAGTAGTAAAACTAGCCATATTTCCTCCTAGCGTACCTTATGGTACGCCTTATATCCCTGCCAAATCAAAGCTAAGAAATCAATTTCTTTTCCTAGATTTAGGCGCGGGTAGAAGTGCGGAGTTAATGAGATAGTTGCTGGTGTACGAGACTTCACGATTTCGGTCCCATGCCAATTGGCCTGGAGATCGCTATCGAGTGTGTACGTGCTTTGCGACGGTGTATAAGTACCACCGTAACAATACCACGACCACTGCTCCATGGTACCGTAACATGCAACATAGTCTTTCGCCATAAGCGTCAGACTAAGCGCCTGTATAGAGTACCCAACTGAGACTAGCCAATCAAGCACGAAACTGAAGGGAATAAGTTCCCAGGCAGTCACGGCAGGATTGAAGCTAAACTTAGCCGGAGTGAAGTCGGCTACGACACGACCCCTCATCGAGATATTCACCTGCGTATAACGATTAACGGTATAACTACCGATATCGAACGCAGATGACCCCGACGAGTTTATTGGACCAACAACGTCCAAGGTAACCTGATCTACTAGGTTACGCGTCGCGCCACAGCCTACTCTTTCTGACACTCTAGTCATCGTTTCCTCGTTAAAGGATTCGACGGCTGTATACAGGTCTTGAATGTCGTACAGTAAAGTACGCCATCCATAACGCTGTTCCAGCCAAGCACTAGATAAACCGTCAGGTCCGAGCTCACGCCACAAAGCCTGGTTGCTTTTAGTACTAAGAATTTTCTTAATACGCCACGCCACGCCTTTGAAAAGACGCGGTAAGTGGTGCAACTCAGCCAAGAACGTGAGCGAGTCATGACCACTGCCATAAAGCTTGGCAGCGGCCTTCTGGACGAGGTCAGCCCCGTCGACACCAAAGAAAGAAGTGTCGATCGCCCCTTTATCGATATCTACGAAATTACGCCAATAATAGTAATCTCGTGAGGTACCGACGCCGCCAGAAGCGGCGCAAGTCCATGTTCCACCGGAGGTTTTCTCCGAATTGGAATAGGAATTGAAAGGTAACAACTCGTTACGCTTAACGCGTAAGCGATAGTTAGGGGTTTCGTCGCCAGAGGCGGTTATCGTTTTGAAACGATAATCTCCTGACTCATCCCAATAGCTCGAATAAACGTTACCTGGATTATCATAACGATAATAGTAACGATTAGACGAAGCTACGGGTACGGACTTAGAGTAAAACATATGTACACCTCCCATTACTGGGATTAACAGAGACCGGAATATCCGCATTTATATGCCGATCACTACCGGAGTCCAACAATG